TTAATAATCTTTGATATTCTTCTGTGTACTTGTTACCATACGCGTTGGAAATATCACTTCTTAATATGTCACCTGCCACTCCATAAGGAAGAATTTCTAAACAATTCTTATCAATTTCAAATTTATAACTTTCTTCATTATCTTCTGTAATATCCAATGGATAAACTGAAACATAAATATCTGCAGTACCTTCTTCAGTAAATATTATTGTATCTCCTATTACATCGTAGGCCACATCTTGAACTGATTCTATTTGAAATATTTTTCTACTTAATTCTTCTTCCAGTTCTTCTTTTGTAACTTTCAGTTTTGATTTTCCAGCTTCAAAACTTACTTCATATTCAAAGTTTTTATGTATTTTTCTTATTTCAGCAAGTTCTGTTTGTTTTTGATTAATAATCGAAGGCATTTTAGCTCTTATATCTTCATCATCAGTCAATCTTTCTTCGGCATCTTCGTTATATTCTTCTATCATGGATAGAACTTTTTGATACATATCTTCTGCAGTCATAGTCATTCTCCTTTCTTAATTTTCATATACATATTACTTATCAGATGTATTTTTATGTATGTCATATAAATGTATTGCTTCATCAACAGTAGCCATTTTATATTCTGGTATTACAAAACCTTTCCCTTTTACATATACTAATAACTGTCCTACAACTAATTCTACTTCCTGATGTGTTTCTTCTTCACACCATTTTCCGTTTCTCATCATATATTTCGTTTTAATATCGGTTATTAATTTATTTTCTACAATAAGTTGTTTAACAATGGTTCTTTCAACTTCTTTTTCTACTTTCTCACCTTTATCATTTTCTATCATGTCATACTCAACATTTTCATCATCGCACAGTTTAATATCTTCACCTGTGTGAGTATATCCTCCATATGGATTAACATTTGGCATCATTACATACACTTCTAAATCTTTTAATTCTTTCATTTTTCTACTCTCCTTTTATATAATTCGGATATTGTTCTTCAATCTCTTGAAGTAAAACACTAAATTCTTTAAATAGTTTTTTTGATTCCTCATCATCTGATATAGTTATTTTTGAATAACCACTTGCAAATTTATGATCTACTTTTTTATCTAAAGCATTTAAATATCTAACAAAACTATCTGTTAATACTGATACTGCACAGCAAATTATATCTTTACCTTTTTCTGCATATCCACTATGTCCACTAATTATAATTTCATTTTCTTTTCTTAATATCTTTATCATATAACCTCACTTTCGCTAGAATTGCACTAGCCTACACTTTTAAAGTGATATAAAAAAAGAGAGGTTGAACCTCTCTTCTATCTAATTTTCCCATCTTTTAAAAGCAACTACTTTTAATCCTTCTGCAGACGCTTTAATTTTTACAATTAAATCTTTTGTAGCATATTTTGCACTTTCAATTGGAACAAGAGCAACATTACCTGCTGGAACTGAAACAGTAATATCTTTATCACTTCTAGCATATGTTCCAGCTTCTTCAGATGGTGCCATTAAAGTAGCATTTATTGCTGCATTACCTGTATTAAATAGAACTATTGCAGTTCTCAAATCTTTTTCTGGCATTTTTATTTCTATTCCAGTAGTTGTTACACTCTTTCCAGCATCAGGAGTGATTGTATTTACTGGGGCTACTACTCCCTCAATTGGTTCATCATCAAATCTTTGTAAATCTATTTTACCCATTTTATTTTCTCCTTCCTTATTTTACTCTTATTACATATAATTCTTTTGGTCTCATTAATTTCGCACCGTATACATGTAATCCTTTTACAATTTCTCCGAATCCATATGGATTATCAGAAGGTTTCATTTTTTGCATTTGATTTGCAAAAGCAATAGCTTTTTTAGTTCTAACCATTTCATAATCACAAGTTCCATCATTATATAAACAGTTAGACATTCTTATGTAACAATTATTATATTCACCGAACGCAGAGTTTTTAATATAATCATTATTTGTAGTGAATTTATCACCTAATTTTTTCTTTACTGCCATTGCATGAGCTGGATTTAATTCAGCTGCTAGTTTTGTTTTAGTTGATACATCATTTTGATATAATTTAATAAATGCTGCATCTAATGGATCCAACGGATCTGTTAAGTTAGCTAATGTGATTTCTGCAGATGTCATGTTGGCATTAGCATTTTTTGCTTGCTTTCCAACAAATTTTTCTGCTTCTTCAGCAATAGCTTGTTCCGCTTCTCCTAGTTGTGCTTCCATAAATCCTGGTTTTGATTGGAATTTATCAATATCATCTACCTCGTACGCAAAATAATCTGCTTCCGTAATTGGAAGTTCTTGTGAATTTCCTTCTAAGTTTTCGATATCAATCTTTTTACCTTTAGTATATTTTTTTACTAATGGTTTATTTACTCCTATTACAGTAAGAGATTTACCTAATTGTAATTCTCCTTCATATTCGTAATCACACCATTTTCCCATCACTAAATCTTTTTCAAGATCTTTTTCAATTTTTGAACTCCATAATTCTGGAACAAAGTTATCATAACTATGTCTTTGTAAATTAATTTTCATTTTTAACTTCCTTTCCCCCATTTAAGCCTTGAACTCATAACAGCTTCAAAGACCTTTGGGTCTTTTAAATCTTCTCTTGTTAATTTTTTTGCTTCTTCAGGAGTATAGAAAGTCTTTTCGATTTTGGTATCGTTATTCTTTAAACTACCAATTTGTGTTACTGGTTCTGCATTCTTTTCATTATACATTTCAACCACTTTAGTAATTGGAACATTATTATTAAACATCTTTGCAAAATCAGCAAATTTTTCATCTTTTAGTATCTTTGTATCAACACCAACAGATTTTAAAGCCTTTTCATTATCAAGTCTTATTCTTTCATTGGCTAGTTTTTCAAATACAATCTTATCTCTTTTAGACATATTCTCTACACCTAATTTAGCTAATCTTTCAACTTCCTCTACTACATCATCATATCCTGCTTCGATAATTTCTTTAGCATCATAATCTGCTAAAATCTTTACTTCATCATCAGAATATTCTTGATTAGTAACTTGTGGTATCTCTACACCTTCATTAGTCCAATATTCTCTTAGTTTACTTTCTGCATCATTCATATCTGTTGCACCTAGGCCTGCTTTTAAAACATTTTCAATACCAGAATATTTCTTTTCATACTCTTTTCTTATCTTTCGTTCTTTATTGGCCATCTTTTTTTGCAATGATTCATTGAATTTTGCATTTTCTTCAGCTATTCTTTTTTCCATATCAGCTTGCGAATATAATTTTTCTTCAACTTCAGAACTTTCCTCAGTATTAGTGGTATTATTACCAGCAACTTCTTCTGTTGTTTGCTCATCAACATTTTCAGGAATTTCTTCCAGGTCTTCTTCATCTGCAAATCTTTGTAAATTTAATTTTTTCATAAAAACCTCCCCCATTTTTTGATAAGTGTTTGACTTCACTCACGCCATAATAAGTTTTAAGTCATTCATGCCTGGACTAATATAAAAAGCATGTGAAGTTACATGCCTTATTGGCTAATTGACCTAGCTGTTTGATTTTCATCAGTCACTTGCTGTCTAGCTTGATTTATCATATCAGCTTGATTATCTACATCAGTATTAATAAAATTCATATATCTTTGTTTCATCATTTCAGCTTCTTGTTCTATTTGATTTATTCTTTCTTGTCTTTCTTTTAATGTTTTAACTATCTTTTCAATTTTTATCTTTGGAATGTTCATATCATCATCAAGTGCCATTGTGAAAACTTCTAACTCTGGAAGTCTATCTGGTCTAAACAATCCCTGTACCAACATATTTTCCAAAAACTGTTCTTGTGCAAATTTATCGTAAGAACTCTTTGGAGAAATATCTACTTTTACATCCATCTCTAGAGCTTGTAAAATCATCTTTGGAACATCTACAGCAACCAATTGTGTTTGGCCATTCTTATCCGTTATTTCAGATGAAAGTCTTATTTCATTCTTTGAATATACAACTAGCATATCAAACCAGATTCTTGCTTCGTTCTCTATACATGTTTTCAAATATGTTAATTGCTCATTAAGTGGTTCTCTAGCCGCATTTTGAACCGCAAGAATTGCTCTTCCTGATGTTTTGGTTACATCCACATTACCAGTTACATTATCTCCAGCATTTTCTAATTCTCTTGATAATGTAATAAGCTCATTTTGAACTTTTTCTACATCAACACTCATTTGTGCAGGTTGTATTATATTAAATATTTTTCTTACGTCGTCAACAGCTTGTCCATTTACTTCTAATACTGCACCAACCTTTTTCAAATCTTTTAGATTTATGATTTTAGATTTATTTACTATCTTTTGTGGATATGCAGTATTCTCTACAGTTAAAAGTCTTCTAATTACTGTTTTATTTACTTCTATTTGTGTTGCAGTAAGATTTCTAACAATACCTTCACCTCTTGCATTTCCAGGTTTTTCTTCCCAAATCATATGAGTTAATGGATAATAACTAAGGCCAGTATTAATTTTCTTTCGAAAGTCAACACATCTTGTAGCTTGATCAAAAAATACTTTTCCATTTATCTTATAAAGTTTTGTTAAGAAAGTACACATATCATCTACTTCAATTTTTGCATCTTCTCCAGCTTGCTCAAACGTTTCCATATCACCCACTATTAAATCAAGCTTTTCTTTTCCTAATTCTAGTTTTTCAGCGATAGCTTTAACTATTGAAACTGGTTTCCTTTGCTTGATAATGATATATGGTTGTTTTTCAATATTTGAATCATTTTCATTACCATAATAAACATCAGTTTTTCTTAAAAATTCTATTTCAGGTAAATTATCTTCTTTAGAGAAATAATTATAAATAATAACTTCATCATTAACACAACTTTCAGTAACAACTTTTCTTATTACTTCATCCATATTTCTTTTTTCCCAAATTCTTGCTGCATATCTATTAAGAATTTTACAAACTTCTTCTCCTGTCTCTCTGAATTCTGGTTCTAAGTTTTCTGAAGAATAATTAATTACAAAAAGATTTGATGTTAATGCTCCTACTTTTGCTTTTACAATAGGTTTTATAAAATTGACTTGAATTTTTTCAAGCCCTCCAGCTTTTAATCCTTTCATCTGCATTCCGTTATACATTCTGTGATTCTTATCTGTATCGCTATAATAAGCACGTCGTCTTGCGAAATCTTGGCCTTTCATATATAAAGTCCATGCATCTGTTTCTTTTATTTCCTCTGAATCCATCATTTACTCCTTTCTTTAAAAATCATCTATATTTTCTTGCCCTTCACCATCACCAGAATAGTTATCAATGTTGTTCATTATTTTTGAGACTTTTTTAAATTGTGATTTTTTATCATCATCAAATTCATCCTCATCATTTTCGTCGGAAATAAGGTTTGAAAATATATTTTTACGTGCATGTTTTTTTAAAACTCGAGCGTTATTTATTCCAAATTCTAAGCCTAATAAAAAAGAAATAATCAAAAAAAGTGAGTTTATAATACTCACCAAAGCAATTAGTATTAAATTCATTCTCTATTCTTCCATCCTTTCCTATTACATTCTTTTATATTTCTATTTTTCAAACAATTGTCATTTTCAAAAAACTTACATTTTTTACACATAAATATTTTTATTTTTATAGTTTCTTTATCGATCTCATGTCTAGTAAGTTCCATCGCCAATTTTTCATTACTCACCATAATCCCTCCGTATCATATCCATCATTATCCCATTCATCTTCTAAATCAAATTCATCATATTTATTTGTTATCACAATATCTTGTTCAAAAGTTACCTGGTCTTTTACATCCCAAGCAATACCTAAACCAAATATATGATCATCATGTTCTCCTACCATTGCCTCTTGACGGCCATTTTTATCTGGATTTCTTATAAATACCAACATCTCTTTAAGTGTAGGAATATCGTTTATAGTTTCTATATGTTCCTCAGTTACTTCTACAAGACCTGTTATTAAATTAGGTCTTGTAGCTTTATTTGTGCTATATCCTAATTTCTTTTCTAACAATTCATTAGTAGATGCATCTCTTTTTTCTCTTTGATATATATTTGGATAATCCCATTCTATAAACTTATTGATTGGATATGTACTAAAATTAGTTTCTGGAGCTAGCATTGCCCATTTATAATAAATTCCTAAACAATACATTTGTCTAGTAAATTCAACTTCCTCAACCTGCATATCTAAAACAGCACATTGTACTCCTGTTTTGGCATCAATACAATGTGCTGTATTCCAGTCAGAGCCATCTCCGTGATGTATCTCCACCTATACAATATTTTGTTACATTCGGACTATCTGGCATTTGATATATTTTAATTGGACCTTTTTTATCATTAACCCACTTAATATCACATGGCCTTTCATTTTTCATTTTGTAAATGAATCTACCTTGTTTTAAAATATGATTTTCTTTCTTTTCAATTTCTGCAATTCTTTGAATAATTTTTTCTTTATTAAATACACTTGCTCCTGTTCCTATGAACGCTTCTAGCGGATTTATCGGATATTCTTGTTTAAATGTATCAATACTACCACCACAGTTATTCTTAATGCACCATCTTCTCCATTCAAGTTGATCTAAGTCTAAATCATAAGTAATCTGTAATTCTTTTTCCTCATGAGTTAGTTCAAAACCAGAATACGGTTTTCTATACTCTTTCAGTTCGTTCCACCCTACAAATAACGGAATAAAATCGTTTTCACCATTTACAGCCATATCCCATAATGTTTTAAAATAATCAAACCCATTAGCTGTACTTTCAATTATTACTATACTGTCTGGAGTGTTTGGAACTGCTTGTAATAACCCATCTAAAGTCGTTTTCTTATCTCCTGGCCAGAAAGCAAATTCTGATATATGAAGATTGTTAAATGTGTCAGAACGACCAACTCCACTAGTACCAGCTGTCATACATTTAATTATGCTATTCAAGCCTAAACCATCTTTATTATTAAATATCAGTTCATTGGCATTTGATTTACTTAATTCTGGTTTCATTTCTTCAGGCAGATTATTGTACATTATTTTATTCATTTCAAATAAGTTTGATGTAGCAGATGCTAAGTGAGTTATTATACCAGTTTTTGTATTAAAATTCGTAGCTGTTATTTTAAACAATATCGCTTCAGTACAAGTTGAAAATCCCATTTGACGTGCTTTTTCTATTATTATTCTTACTGGCTTTCCTTCTTCTTTTAGTTTTTTTATTAAATTATAAAGTTTCATTTGTGGCTCGTTTAGAATCAAAGGAACGATTTTTGCATCTTTTGTCTTAATTTTCAAAAAATT